CTTTCCTTGTTTAATTAAATGTGCTCCTACATTCATTAATGCCCAAGATTTACCAATACCAGCTGGCGCAACCATTACACCTAATTCACCTTTACCAAGACCACCATCAGTTAATTCATTTATAACATCCCATGGAGTTGGTTGTACAAATCTTACAGCATCAGTATACCTTGCATCTATATCTACCATATAATCATGACCAATATCTTTATCAGCTCCTGCTTTCAACGCGTTATCAACAGTTGCTTTAATTCCATCATAATCACCATTTTTAAGTAATTCAACTGACCCTAATATAGCTTTTTTGATTTCCTGATTCTTACAGAAATCCATTGCCTGATCTTTAATATAAGGTAGATCGGTTGATTCTGTATATTTCCATGCATCCTTTAAATGAGCAATTACTTGATCTTTTAACACATCTTGGTCAACCTTTTCAAGTTTAACTTTCATCACTTCTAATGTAGGTGATGCGTTATACTCTCTTTGGTAATCTAAAATTGTCGATACAATCCAATTGTTTGCATCTGATTCAAAATATTTTGGACTTAATATATCTGAAATTTGTTGTAGAAATGATCTATCTACTAGTAATCCTGTTATTACTTTTATTTGGAATGCATATCCATACGAACTTAATCTATCTGTCATACTTAATTATAATAAATTTTTTTCATATAACCTAATCTTTACCCATCGAAGCAAATGCATTTAATGAATTAAATGAATTCTTTAACCACGAATCTAAATCTTTTATAACTGTATACATTTTGTCGGCCATAAACATTTTCTTAAATTCATAAGTATTAAGTTTGTC